GAGCTCGCCAACTTCTTCTACTGGAACTAAAATTACTTTTACTCCCAACAAAACGTTGTTCCATTTGGCGGACTCTATTCCAGCATTCGATGCCATACGAATAAGGAAAGAATTAGAGTTAACAAGCTATTTCATTCCCAATGTTTCTTTTATTTTTAATAGGGGAGCAGAAAGTTGTTCCTATTTTTCTAAAGATGGGATAAAAGATTTTGCCGCTAAACAAATCACTAACCCCATTCACGATCATTGGATTTATGGCTATAAGCAATTTGAAGATGAAGTCGAAGTAGAAATTATTGGTCAATGGACTAAATCTTCTCAAGAAAAAATTTTTGTTTTTAGCAATGGGGCATTCAATGCAGACGGAGGATCCCCTGTTCAAGGAGTTAAAACTGCAATAACGAGGACTTTTAATACTTTAGCAAATACTGACTTTGATGGAGACAATGTTCGGAAAGGATTCGTATGTATTGTAAACATCAAGCATCCTAATCCTATTTACCAAAATCAGGTAAAAAATAAAATACAAAATCCTGAGTTAGTAGGATATACTTCTAAAGTTGTATCTGAAGCATTGCGTCAGTTTGCTAGCCAGTATCGAGAAGAATTTAGTAAAATCGTAGAAATCATTGATAGGCAAGAGAAAGCAGAAGTGGCCGCTTCTCGAGCTAGAGAAGCTATTTTAAATCAAACAAAATCACTAGCTTTAGCTTCTTCTAAAAAAGTTCTCATGCCTGATAAGCTTAAGGATTGCGAAAAGCATGGTAATGACTCTATTTTGCTCATTGTTGAAGGGGATTCGGCTTGTAGTGGTATCATGGTTGCTCGAGACATTGAAACCGAAGCAATTTTTGCCATTAGAGGAAAAATTATAAATTTTTTAAAAAATCCTTTAGATAAAGTATTAGAAAATCAAGAAGTAGATGGAATATTGAAGGCATTAGGATGTGGGTTTGGGCAAAACTTTAATGAGAAACGCCTTCGCTATGGTAAAATTGCAATATGTGTTGATGCAGATGCTGACGGTTATAATATTTTTTGCCTTCTTTCAACTCTATTCTACGGACTTACTCCTAAACTTATAGAATCTGGACGACTTTATTGGTTACGAGCTCCATTGTATAAATTATCAAAAAGTGGTAAAAAATCAATTTACCTTTATAGTGATGAGGAATTAGCGCAAGCTCAAACAAGATATAGCGGATATGAACGTACAAGATTTAAGGGATTAGGAGAACTCCAAGCAGAAGACATGAAAGCTACTATGTGCCATAAGGAAAATAGACAATTAGAAAAATTAGTTCTATCTGACATAGAACAAGCCTATACTCAATTAGAAATGCTTATGGGCAAATTTGTAGACGATAGGCGAGAGTTTTTATTTGATAATGCAGAATTTGGAGAAGACTATGACGGTAATTGAAAAAGATTTTCAACAAGCAATAGAGCAGTCGTTCCTTACTTATGCGCAATATGTAGCATTGGAAAGAGCTTTGCCTGATGCAAGAGATATGCTAAAGCAAAGTGCTAGACAAATTCTTTATGCTCAATTGGAAGAAAAACTAACTTATGATAAACCTTTCAAAAAAGCCCAAAAAACTGTTGCCGCCGCTCTTAGCTTAGCTTATACTCATGGAGACCAGAGCGCTTATGGTGTAGCTATTCGTATGGCCAAACCTTTTGCGATGAGATATCCTTTAGAAGAAGCGCAAGGAGCTTATGGGAATCCTGCGGCCGCTAATAATGAGTCTGCTTCACGATATGTCGAGATGAGGTCTAATGAATTAGCGGCTGAATTGACTAAAGGATTAAATGAGGAAGCCGTAAATGGTAATAAATGGGTGAGCAATTACGATGATACGGCTAAAATTCCTACAGTTTTTCCGTCTATAGGATTCTATAACATTGTGAATGGAGCAAGCGGTATCGGCGTAAGTACCGTTTGTTCCATCCCACAATTTAACCTTAGAGAAGTGAATAACGCTTTAATTACACTTATTAATAATCCTGAAGCTTCATTTGAAGAACTCTATTGCCCTCCTGATTTCGCAACAGGCGGGATACTGATAAACGAAGAGGAAGTAAAACAATCCTTAAAAGTAGGAGAAGGAAAATCTTGTGTTTTACAAGCTAAAATTGTATATAATGAGAGTAAGAGAGCGTTAGAAGTAATAGAGTTGCCTTATGGAGTATATACAAATGTCGTATGTAAACAAATTGAACAAATTGTAGAAGATAACCCAGATTGTGGCATTGAGCGTTTAATAGACGCTACTACTGATAAGCCTTGTATTCGTATTTATCTTAGTAAGAAAGCAAATCCCCAATGGGTTATCTCCTTATTGTATAGGAGTACCTCTCTCCAGTACCATTATGGCATTCACATGATGATGCTTGATAAAGGAGCTGTGCCAAGAATTTTTTCGTGGAAAGAAGCTCTGCAAGCTCATATAGATCACATTGTCGAATGCCAAAAAAACATTCTTTCTTTTAATAAGAATAGAATAAATAGGAGATTGGAAATTTTAAATGGCTTGCTTATCGCAATAGCTCACATTGATGAAATTATAGCTATCATTCGACAGCAAAGCAGCGTTTCAGAAGCGAAATTGGCCTTAATGAAAACTTTCCAATTTTCAGATTTACAAGCTAAAGAAATACTTGACATAAGACTACAAAAGCTGGTAAAATTAGAATATATCGAAATTGAGAAAGAAAAGCAAGCGCTTTCTCAAGAGTTAGATACTATTAACACTCTGTTATCTGATCGAGAAAAGTTTAATGCATTGCTTGTTTCATCCATTGAGCAAACTACTAAGAAGTTTGGAGATGAAAGGAGAACAAAATTATCGCAACACGAAGAAAGGATGATTGTGAATCAAGACGTTACTTTATATGTAGTTAATAACACAGTCAGTACAACTAGGCAAAAAGGGATAGAATTAATGTATGAAGGGCAAACAGAAGACTCATTGCTCCTTTTTACTGAAAAAGGAAATGTTTTCCCTGCCGAGGCAAAAGATTTTCTTTTTGAGACTAAAAAACTAATGATAACAGAAGGTGAAAAAATAGTTGCGGTTGTTAATCGAGATACTCCCGCCTCATTTTTAGTATTTATTACTGCTAATGGTTATATTAAAAAGTCCTCTATTGAGGAATATTCTATTACAAGAAAATGCAGTGCTTTGAAACTAGGAGAAAATGATAAATTGGTGGAAGTAATGCCTGTTACTAATGAGCAAGTTCTGATAGGAACAAAACAGGGAAAGGGTCTCCGCATTGAGACAACCACCATCACTCCTACTGGGCGGCAAAGCCTTGGCGTAATTGCACTAAAATTAGCTGAAGGAGATTCGGTAGCAACCGCAACGACAATTGACGAGAATACCGTAGGGATTTGCTCTATTACTACTAAAGGATTTATAAAATTGTCTCCCATTGAAATCTTTCCTTTAACTAATAGGGCAAACAAAGGATTTGTACTTCATAAGGTGAAAGACGGAGATACTCTAAAGAAAATACAGAGTGTAAAATCTGCTCAAAAAGAAATTACTATATGTACAAAAGGCGGCAATTCGCTTCTCGTAAGGCTTGCTGATCTATCTAATCATGGGAACAAAGTGGGCAAGAAAGCTGCCCAAGAAGAAGTAACTTCTATTTTTTTGAGATAGGATTTACTTGACAAGTTACAAACTTTATAATATAATTATGATGTAAAGTTAAAAACAAAAAGGAGCTAAGAAAAATAATGATATCTGAATCAACTCAAAAAGTTTTGGAATATGTAAAGAATCATTCTGGCGAAATGCTAACGAAAGAAATGATTGCTAAAGCTTTAGGGTTAACCCCTAAAGAAGTCGTGCCTATGATTAACTATTGGGCTGGACCACGGGGTGGTTTTGTTATTGGCAGAACCGATCCTCAAGAAATTGTTGATGAAAATGGTGTAAAGAAAACTATCAAATATGTTTATTACAAAGGTCAATAGTATAATTCTAAGCAATAATAATAATAGGAGCTAAAATGGAAATTCCGAATAAAGTTACGGTAGTAGGATTACTTAGCGAAAATAATGTGGAAATTCGGCAAAAAGATGGTCGAAATTATATTAGTGGCAATTTTAAAGTTCAAGTTGCTAATGATAGTATTATTCAAATAAATGTATTTAGTTATGAATTGACGAAAGACGGGAAAGTCAATCCTGCTTATGTCTCTATCAAGAATTTAAAAGAGAAAGGCATTAGCTTAGCTTCCGTCAATGGAGATGCTTCAAGAGCTTCTAAAATTAGAATGAATAATGGGCGATTAGAGGAAAACTTATTTGTTTCTCGAATTACTGGAAAACTCATTTCAGGACTTCGAATCAGCGGTTCTTTCTTTAATGTAGGAGGAATCATTGAGGAAAATAAGGCAACCTTTCTTAATACCATTTACATTACTAACATTAGAGAGGAAACGAATCTCATTGGGGAGTTGACTGGACGATTAATTGTCGATGGAGCTATTAAGCAGTACAATCGATATGATGTGTTACCTTTCATTGTCGAAACTCCAAAAAGCATCGAGTATGTTACCCAGCATTGGTCTAAAGGTGACACGGTCTCGATTAGTGGTAAAATTGTAAATAAAACTGTCCGAGAAGAAATTCCCGTAGAAGAAGTCTTCGATGGAGGATTTGGTGAACCTGATGAGGAAGTGCGGACTTCTTCTAAAACAGAATTAATTATTACTGCTGGAGGTGAACCGAAAGACGAAGAATTTGCTTTACCTGAAGAAGAAGTAAAAAATGGGTTAATTGATCGGCAACGAAGAATTGATGAACGAGTAGAAAAGGCACAAAGCCAATTTAGCATAGAGTCTGATTTTTAGGGTAGCCAATGGCAAACAATAGTAACAATACTTTAGATATTTTAAACCTTGAACCCAATAAGGTAAGTAGGGATTTAAAAGGCAAATATCTGTTGATATATGGAGCACCGAAGTGCGGTAAAACGCACTTCTGTGCAACTCAATTGCCTAAGCCTCTTTTGTGCGCTTTTGAAAAAGGATATGCGGCTATCCCGAATATTAAAGCAGTTGATATTGAAAAATGGACTGACTTTAAAAAAGTTCTAAAACAGTTAGAGCTTCCCGAAGCAAAAGCCATGTATGATACTATCGTTATTGATACATGCGACATTATGGCTCAGCTTTGTGAAAAGTATGTATGCCAACAAAAAGGAGTGGAAGATTTAACTGGTATGCCTTATGGCATACTATATAGAATGTACAGTGATGAATTATCGACTGCGCTCCGAAAAATCACAATGCTGGGCTATGGAATTGCTCTTATTGCTCAGCAAGAAGTGAAAGTTAGTAAAAACAGTTTGGGGGAAGAAGTAGAAATGGTTCAACCTAAGCTCGATAAGCGAGCTTTGAGCACCATGAATGCTTTGGTTGACTTTATCCTATACATTGGAAGTGAATGGGATAAAGAAGGGAATCAGCACCGCTATTTTTATACTCGAGCTACTCCCTATCTCGTCGCAGGGTCTCGATTTGGTGAAATAACGCCAAAAATAGACTTTTCTTATGAAGCATTAATTGACGCCATTGTAGAAGCTATGGAAAATAGTGTGCGTGGGAAAGAAGGGCTCCTGGTAGACCATGTAGAAAAAAGTTCTACTATCGAAAAAAGACCATTCTCAGAGGTAATGAGCGAAGCTGGAGAACTTTGGGCTAAATTCCCTAAAACTCCAGAATGGACAGAGAAAAAGAATAACATTGTAAAAGAATTCTTTGGACAACCAATAAAGCTCTCTACTGCTACAGAAACACAACAAGAATTAGTTGAAGGAGTGATAGAAGAGTTGAAAGAGTTACTTAAAACTGTTCCCTCTTAGATCCCTCGCTGTTGTTAGTAAATTATTATAGTGAAGAGCTGGTTTATAGCCAGCTCTTTCATTATCTAAGGAGTATTATGCCAAAATGCCCAATGTGTGAATTAGAAGTGAAAAAAGAAGAAGCTATCCACGACGAGACTTCTTTAAAATACTATCACAAAAAATGTTATCAAGAGTATAACGATAGAAAAGAATTATTCGATTACATTTGCGCACTTTTTGATTTTAAAACTCCAGGACCAAAAATTTATAGTCAAGTAAAAAATTTTAGAGCTAAAGGAATAAGTTATAAAGAAATGCTCATTGCTCTAAAATATCATTATGAAATAAAAAATGGAGATAAAACAAAGAGTAATGGGGGAATAGGAATTGTCCCCTATGTAGTAGAAGAAGCGAAAAGTTATCTTAGCGCAAAACAATATTATGATAGGCAACTGGTGGAACACTTTTTATCAAGTAAAAAAGAAGAAAGAGAAGAAGTTGTTCGGATAACTCAATTACCTAATGAAAAGAAGAAAAAGAACCTCATAGATATAGATACTCTATGAGGAAGGAGGGAAAAATCGCTTCTTTAATAGATAATAATAATACAATGCAAGTCATAGGATGTTTAATAAAGAATCCTATGCTCTTAGCAGATCCTAAAGTCTCAATTTCAACAGATTTGGACTTTACAGACAAGCTTCATAAGCTTGTATATAGCGCCATTTATAATTTATATAATAGTGGTGTAACTTCTATTACCAGTATAGACATAGACAACTATTTGTCTAAATTTACAGTAAATTATGAGTATTATAAAAAGAAAAATGGTTTGCAATATTTAAATGATGCGGAAGATTTTGCGCAGACAGAAAATTTTTGGTATTACTATGATAGATTTAAAAAACTTAGTGCGTTACGAACTTTGAAGAAAAGTGGATATGACATTTCTCCAGTATACAATGAAAAAGTTACCAGTGGGGCAGAAGAAATTGAGATGGAGAAAAAGTTCGAAGAGATGCGGCTTTCTGATATTTTCGATAAAATTAAAGGTAATTTAGATACTATCGAAAAGATGTATAGAGTTAGCCGATCTGATAGAACAAGTACTGCCCATGAGAACATAGATGAATTGCTAAATAGCTTTCGGTCCAATCCCGAAGTTGGATATCCACTTTATAACGATATTATGAATACAGTTGTGAGAGGGAAAAGAAAGGGAAAAATGTACTTATCGAGTTCTACTTCTGGGAGCGGCAAAGCTATTCCTGTAGATACAATGTTGCCAACGGTTACTGGTTATAGAAAAGCTGGAGACATTAAGGTTGGAGACTATCTTTTTGGTCGGAATGGATTTATAACTCAAGTCCGCAAAGTATACCCGCAACCTGATGAAAAAGAAATATGGATAGTACAGTTTGAAGATGGAAGAATTGCGCAATGTTGCGAAGACCATCTTTGGCAGTGGTATGATGAAGAGAAC